TCGCGCAGCGTGGCGCCAACGAAATGCCATGCGAGGACAGGGGCGCTCATGTGGCGTCTCCACGGATGCGGGATAGGAGGGTGCGGGCGGCGACCACTTCGGGGTGTTCGGCATCCTGGTCTTCGGCAAGCTGATCTACGGTGCTTGTTGGGCGCGGCACCAACTGGATTAGCGCCTCCAACGCCTCCGCCATCTCCGGCGCGCCGGCTATCAGGCGGGCATTGGCGTCAGCTTCAGCGGCGCTGCGCCCCTCCACGCAAATCGCGCGGCGTTCTGCGACCTGCACCAACCAGCCGGATTCATCGCCGTTGTCGGTGTGGCCGCTGTATCGCCACGGCCCCGGCGTCCACGGCGTCGCGCTCACGGCAGTTCTCCCTTGATCTTGGCGATCAGTTCGCAAATCGTCTCCGCCGCATCGCGGCAGACGTAATTCAGCGATCCGTTGCTGTGCTCGACGCTCGCCAGCTTGTCCGCGCCTTTGTGCAGGATCGCCAGCGCGTCGATGACCCAGGTTTCCTCCGCGAAATCCTCGTTGTCATCGCGGCCCTGCGCCGCATCGAAAGCGCGGGTGCTGACGAAATGGGGGAGGCCTGTCATCACACGCCCTCCAGCCCGCGCAGGTCCGCCACCGTCGCGGCGATGCGGTCCTTCAGGTGCCAGAACCGCTGGTTGTCCCGGCGCAGGCGCTGGCGAGGCAGCGCGGCCAGCTCTGTGCGGTCACGTTTGATATCGGCCCGGTATTGCGCGGCCAGGTGGTGGCGCAGGTGCGCCGTCAGGGCCGGTGCTTCGGTGGGCGGGGGAAAGCCGTGAAGTGTGGGCATCGGTCGCTCCCATCGGGTGGTGATGGGGCGTAGTGTGCAAATTATCTTTGCATCACGCAAGGGGTATTCGGCATCGAATGCGAAAAAAATTTGCACGCGGGGCGCCGTCATGCCGCTTGCGAGATGCAAATAAAATTTGCATACTCGGCGCATGACAGGTGCTGAAATCATCGAGGCGTTCGGCGGCAGGCAAGCGATTGCGGTGCTGACCGGCGCCGACCCCGCCGCCGTCACGCAATGGCGGCGCAACGGTATCCCCGCGAAATACTGGCATGTGCTGGTCGATCATGCGCGGCGCCTCCGTTTGCCGGGCGTCACATTCGAGGTCCTGCGGCAGACCAAGCCGGGGCGTGCGGCGGCATGACCCTCCTCCTCCTCTGGCTCCTCGTCGCCCTTCTTGCCGCCGTCTGCGTCGGCAGCGCGATCCGGGCCATGGGGGGAGAGGGTGAGGACATGGCGGAACAATCCACAATCCGCCCGTATGCGTCTACCGAAACCGTTTCGGATGGGAGAAGCAATGAAAGCCTCTGATGCACAGATCGCCGCGATCAAGACGGCAACGAGTTTTGGCATGGGCGGGACTCTCCCCCCCGGTGGAAGTGTGGCGGGGGGCACTCCCATGCCGAATCCCCCGCGCCTTTTTTTCAACCGGGCGCCTTGGTCGGAGCAAGAGAAGGCCCGGCTGCGCTTGCTCTGGTGCGACATGTCCATCCCGCGCGCCGACCTGCCGGGCATGATGTATCGCACGATGGATGCCATTACGAGGATGGCTGAGCGGTTGGGGCTGCCGCCCCGGCCAGCGCCGAAGCCGCCTTCCGACGTATGGCCGGATGAGGATGTGGCGCGGCTTCAACAACTCTGGCCGCTTCACACGCGCTTGGAAATCGCGCGGCTCATGGAGCGTTCGCCCGCTCAGATTTCGCGCAAGGCGCACAAGCTGAAACTGTCGGCACGCCCGGTCGTTCGTGACGTGGAACTCGCCGACCGGATGGCGGCGGCGCACGCCGCCCGGCAGCGCGCGATTGCGGAAAATCCCAACACGTTACGGCGCACCCAAGATCGCAGGGCGATCCTCATTCTGGATTGGCCGACGCACAAGCCGGCATTCGAGATTGCCGCCGCAATGAACGAATTGCCGGGCCGTCATATGCCAGCGGATCAACTATCCGCGTGGGCCAAGGATTTGAACCTCCGCCGGCCCGCCGATTTCCGGCCCCGTCGTGATCCGTCCATGCCGAAGATACCGCCGAAGATCGTCCCGCGCGTCAAAGCGCCGGGCATCGCGCGCAAGTGCCTCTGTTGCGGGACTGGGTTCGAAGCGGAGACGCGGTTTCTGCGCCTCTGCCCGCCGTGCCGGGGCCGGTCGGAGGGGCTGGTTTGATGGACCGCATCACGCAATCCGTCTGCCACGACCTGCACGACCGCGCCGCGATGGGGCTCGCCAAGTATGGCGTGACCGTCTCGGATAGCCCGCTGAGCCGGCGCCAGTGGTTGCAGCATGCCTACGAGGAGGCGCTTGACCTCGCCGTGTATCTCAAAAAGGCGCTGGAAATGGAGCCGGCGCAATGACCTGCCACATGTCCAAGCAGCTCGCCTACGCCGCTAAGCGCCGGGCCGCCACCGGCTTGCCGCCGCTCACGCCGTCGATTGTCTCCCGCCCCCTGCGCGTGATCGGCCAGCCCGACATGCAGCACCCTCCGATGCTGATCGTCCGCGCCGACATGGTGGACGAAGTGGCTGAGCGGCTGCGGGCGGGTGGGTTGGAGTTTGCGGATGGGGCGGCGGTGGCGGGAGGCTTCTGGTAATGCTGCACCCCGAATACGCGGCATTCCTCGCCGGCAAGGCGCCTCGTCCCCAGGCGATAGGGATAGAGCCCGGTGCCATGCCGTCCCACCTGTTCGACTATCAGGCGGAATGCGTGCGCTTCGCATTGCGCCAAGGTCGCGCTGCAATGTTCCTTGACACCGGGTTGGGCAAAACGCGCATTCAGCTGGAATGGTGCGCGCAGGCTGCCGAGGCGAGCAACGGCCGCGCGCTGCTTCTGACGCCGCTCGCTGTGGCGCGCCAGATCGAACGCGAGGGCCTCGCGCTGGGCTACAACGTGCGCGTGATCCGGGCGCAGGACGAGGCGAGGGACGGGATCAACGTCTGCAATTACGACCGGCTCGGTGCACTGGATACCGTCAAATTCGGCGCTGTCAGTTTGGACGAGTCGAGCATCCTCAAGTCGTTCACCGGGGCAACGACGCGGGCGCTGATTGCCGCGTTCGGTGGCCATCGGTTCAAGCTGGCCAGCACCGCGACGCCGGCCCCGAACGATCATATGGAGCTGGGCCAGCATGCCGAGTTCCTGGGGATCATGCCGAGCAACGAAATGCTCGCCCGCTGGTTTGTGTCGGACCAGACGCAGATGGGGCGGTATCGCCTCAAGGGGCACGCGGAAGCGGATTTCTGGGACTGGATGTCCTCGTGGGCGCGATGCGCCGAGACGCCGGCCGACCTGGGATACGACGCCTCGCGCTTCGTTTTGCCGGCGCTCAACGTCCATCGCCACAAGGCAAGTGGCGATGTTCGCGCGCCGGCCGGCGCCCTGTTCATTTCCGATTTGTCCGCAACGAATATCCACGATGTGAAGCGGCAGACGGCCGAAGCGCGGGCTGAGGCTGTGGCGACGCTGGTTGCGGCGGAGCCGTCCGAGTGTTGGGTGCTGTGGTGCGATACCGATTACGAGGCGGATGCGCTTCGTGCGGCTGTAGCAGGCGCCATTGAGGTTCGCGGCTCACACGCAGTGGAGCGCAAGGAGGAGGCGCTGGCTGCGTTCGCGGCAGGCGAGGCGCGATACATCATCACGAAGCCATCCGTCGCCGGCATGGGCCTCAACTGGCAGCATGCCGCGCGCGTCGCCTTCGTAGGCCGCAGCTTCAGCTACGAAGCTTGGTATCAGGCCGTGCGGCGGTGCTGGCGCTTCGGACAGACGCGGCCCGTCGACGTTCACCTGATCGTTGCCGAGGGCGAAGAACAGATTGGCCGTGTGATTGACCGCAAGGCCGAAGACCACAAGACGATGAAGCGGGCCATGGCTGGCGCGATGCACCGTGCCCGCGCGCAGGCGAGCAACATCAAGATTCCATACGATCCGCAACACATTGGGAGGCTTCCCGCGTGGCTCAAATCCGTTGCCTGAATGAAGCGCACGGCGATGCATGGTCGCTGTATCATGGCGATTGCGTGGATGTCGCGCGGCAGATGCCGGACAACAGCGTTGACCTGGCCGTCTACTCCCCGCCGTTTTCTGGCCTCTACATCTACAACGATTCCGAGGCGGACATGGGCAACTGCGCCGATGACGCCGAATTCCTGGCGCACTATCGGTTCCTAGTCCGCGAGATGTATCGCGTGATGCGGCCGGGCCGGATCGTTGCCGTGCATTGCAAGGATTTGGTCTTCTACAAGAACCAGCGCGGCAAGGCCGGGTTGCGGGACTTTCCCGGCATGCTGATTCGCGAGCACGAAGAAGCTGGGTTCACCTTCCATTCGCGCGTCACGGTTTGGCGGTGCCCGGTGCGCGAGATGACGAAGACCAAGGCGCACGGTCTGCTTTACAAGCAGCTTCGCGCGGACTCGTCGTTTTCGCGCCAGGGCCTGCCGGAATATTTCGTTGTGTTCCGCAAATGGGCGGGCGAGGAAGACGCCGGCGCGGTGTTGCCGGTCGAGAAGCGCAGCGAAGATTACCCTCTTCCGTGGTGGCAAGAAGCCGCATCCCCTGTGTGGATGACGACGCGGGAGACGGACGTTCTCAACGCGATCCGCGCGCCCGGCGATGAAAAGCACATTTGCCCGATGCCGCTGGACCTCACGGAACGATGCGTTGAACTGTGGAGCAATCCTGGCGACGTGGTTTGGTCCCCGTTCACCGGGATTGGCTCGGAGGGAGTGGTGGCGCTGCGGAAGCGTCGGAAATTCATCGGCGCCGAACTGAAGGCCGAATACTGGAAACAGGCGGCGCGTCATCTTGCCGACGCAGAACGCGGCGCCGTTGACCTGTTCGTGGATGCGGCGGACTGATGCGCCCCGAAGAACGTTTCCAGTCCCGCGTGCGCATGTTCCTTGACGCCTGCCTTGTCCGCCCGTGCTGGTGGTCCAGCGTGGGCCATGAGCGCAAGCAGACGCTGCGGCAGGGCCAGCTGCAGAAGGCGCGCGGAATCAGGCGCGGCCTCCCAGACGTGATGGTATGGGCGCCGGGCTATTTCCTCGGCCTGGAACTCAAGGCAGGCAAGAACGCCGCCACCGACGCGCAAGAGGCGTTCGGCGCAGCAATGGCGGCCCTAGGCCACGGCTACGCCGTCGTGCGGTCTGTGGAGCAGCTTGGCGAGGCTCTGGCGGAGCGTGGCATCCCGCTCGCTGCCAACTGGCGCCTTGCGTGCCAGCACCACGACGCGGCCCTGGACGCCCCGCCGAAGGGCCACAACAAGCCGCCCCGCGCCGCCAAGCCTACGCGCTCCCAGATCGCGCGCGGGAACAGGATCGCACTGGCGTTGGCGAGGGGGGCGGGGGAGTGAGCGATGCTTTCCGCATCACCGGACCCGCCATCATCAGTGTGAGCGGCGGGCGCACCAGTGGGTATATGCTGTGGCGCATTCTTCAGGCGCATGGCGGGACGCTACCGCAGGACGTGCATGCGGCGTTCGCGAATACAGGCCGCGAGATGCCCGCGACGCTCGATTTCGTGCGAGACATGGGCGCCTATTGGTCCGTGCCCATCACTTGGTTGGAGTTCACGGCCCGGCGCCGGGATGGGTTCCGTATCGTCAACCACAACAGCGCGAGCCGAGACGGCGAGCCGTTTGCCGCGCTGTTGGCAGCGCAGCCCGCGCTGCCAAATCCCGTGCAGCGGTCATGCACACAGGAAATGAAAATCCGCACCATCAAGCGGTGGTGTATCGCGCAGGGCTGGGCGCGTTGGCTCAACGTCGTCGGGCTGCGGGCGGATGAGATGCACCGCGTGGAGCGCACCAAGGCGCCGCGTAAGGACCGTTGGGCCGTCGCAACTCCGCTTGCCGATGCTGGCGTGACTTCGGCTGACGTGGCCGCGTTTTGGCAGGCGCAGCCGTTCGACCTTGGTTTAGCGAAGTGGGAAGGCAACTGCGATGGCTGCTTTCTGAAATCCCGCGCCGCAACCATGCGGATGATGGCGGATCACCCCGAGCGGATGGCGTGGTGGGCGCAGATGGAAGCCATGCCACGCGGCACGAATGGAGTAAATCGCCGCTTTCGCAAAGACCGCGAACCTTACGCGGAATTAGCCAAGCTTGTGCGCGATATGCCTCGCCTCCCTTTTGACGAAGGATTGGTAGAGGGGATTGAAGGATGCGCCGGGGGGTGCGGCACATGACCCTCACTCGCATAGACATGTCCAACCAGCGCATCGGCGCGTTTCGCGTCGTTGGTTTCGCTGGATACGCCGGCCGGGCGATGATGTGGGTGGTGCAATGCGACGCCGGCCATCGGTTTACAGCGCGCGGGCAAAATCTCCGCAAGGCTCAAACCGGGCGGTGGGAAATACGGTGTCCGGGGTGCGTGGCCGCATGAGGCCATGGCACGTCCATTTGACCGGCACCCGAGGCGCCCTGACCGGCGTCATGACGCTCGGCGATCTCGAATATCCGCTCACGTCCTGGCAGCGCGGAGGCGACGCCGGGCACGTCAACGCGCGGTCAAACACGCTGCAAATCACTATCTCCCTCAACAACGACGGGCCGCCTCGATCTGGGGCGATGACCATCGGCAGCACGGGATACGCGCTGGCCAACGTCATCGTAGACGGGCTGGAAATCAGCGGAGAGGCCGAGGTTTCGTCCGATCCGTTTTGGGATTGGTGGGAGAGGGTGGGGTGAGGCATCGTCTAGACCC